AATGTAACCGCAAGAGGAATTGATATTCAGCAAGTTAGTCTTGTAATCAATTTTGATTTGCCACGTGATGTGCATACATATATACATCGTATTGGAAGAAGTGGTAGATGGGGTAGAAAAGGAACAGGTATTAACTTTATTACAAGACGAGATGTGCAACAAATTAAAGAAATTGAAGAATATTATCATTGTCAAATTGATGAACTTCCCTCTGTGTTAACTATTTAAATTAATTCATAAATTAATTCGTAAAATAAATTTTAATATATTCTATTTTACAAATAAATGCAAACTGAAGAACCAGAGACTGAAATATTTAAATTGCCTATTTGTTTTAATCCTAAAGTTAAAATACTTAAAGAAGCAATCATAAATGATTTAGAACTAAAAAATACAATTGATGCACCTGATCTTAAGGAACATTCTGACAAACCAATATATAGTCATGTGTTTAATCCTACTAATATTCTAGGCCAGCAAATATTAGAAATATTACCAACCTATTATACAACAGATACTCTATTTTTAAAAGACAGTCAAGTATTATTAAATACTATAACTAACAAAGGGATAGATCATATTTCCTCCACACACGAAGTATCTGATTTTGATATCGAAGAAACCGTTAATACATGGAATGAAATAAAATCTGAAACAGGATTTTGTGAAAAATATTTATATATTGATTGGGACTTTGCCAAATTCATGAACAATAATCCCACATTTTTACAACTCATGAGTATCTATAATATCGCATCACCTTTATTGTCTTTATGTTTACCAATTTTTGTTTTAATTGTACCATTTTTTGTAATCAAATTTAAAGGAATGGATCTCAACATTAAAGAATATACCGAAATTTTACGTGAACTAATACAAAATCATGCAATTGCAAAAATTTTTACTAGTTTCAATGAAGTAGACTTTGGAGAAAAAGTATACTTACTAGTGTCTGCTGCGTTCTATTTATTTTCAATTTATCAAAATATTTTAACATGTATTCGATTTTATTCTAATATGAAAAAAATACACGACTACCTAAATATATTTAAAAAATATATTTTATATACAACTGATCTTATGGACTATCATTTAACTAAATCTGACAAACTAACATCTTTTTCTCCATTTAATGATACTGTTATGCAAAATAAAAACATATTGCATAAAATAAGAAAAGAAATAGACACTGTTTCTGAATTTACATTTTCTTTTTCAAAGATCACTGAAATTGGTCATATTATGTATATTTTTTATCAATTATTTGATAATGTTGAATATCATAATGCATTCAAATTCTCATTTGGATTTAATGGTTATTATAATTTATTATACGGACTAACTGAAAACATCAGTAATGCTAAATTAAATAAAACAACTTTTGTTACTAAAAAGAAAGACAATAAAGAGAAGAAGGACAACAAAGAAAAGAAAGAGAAGAAAGAAAAGAAAAATAAAGTAGAAGGCAAACCTATATTTAAAAAAATGTACTATCCAAAATTTATTAATGATTCTAATGTTATTACAAATGATTGCATTTTAGATAAAAATATGATTATAACTGGACCCAATGCATCAGGAAAAACAACTACATTAAAAACAGCAATGATTAATATTTTGTTATCACAACAAATAGGATTTGGTTGTTTTGAAAGTCTTGAACTTTATCCGTACGATAACTTTCATTGTTATTTGAATATACCCGATACATCTGGTAGAGACAGTTTGTTTCAAGCAGAAGCAAGACAATGCAAAGAAATAATAGACAGTATAAATGAAAAAGAAGAGAATGAAAATGGAGAAACCCATTTTTGCATTTTTGATGAATTATATTCAGGTACAAATCCAGATGAGGCTATTGTTAGTGCAAAAGGATTTATGGATTATATTGTAAAAATAAATAATGTAACATGTCTTTTAACAACACACTATACCAAACTCTGTAAAAAGCTAGCTAAAAATAACAGGATCCAAAATTTCAACATGAAAACAGTAAAAAAAAACGACAGTTTTGAATATACATATAAGTTAGTTGAAGGAATTTCCAAAATTAAAGGTGGATATAAAGTTTTAAAAGATATGAATTATCCCAAAGAAATATTATCAACATTTTCTACCTTTTAAAAGATATTATTCGTTATATTAATTATTAAAATATATTATTATGTTTTAATAATGGCATTTAATGATTTATTAAGTTCATCATTTTTATTTAGCATCGCAATAATTATTATTTTAATTGGTGGAATATTTGCATATGTTAGTTATAGAATGTCTGAGCAAGATCACAAAATTTCATCTATGTTAGGTCTAGTTTCAACTATGGCAGAAGAATTGCAGTTCTTTAGAAGTAAATTAAGCAACAGTCAGGGTCCCATAAGTCAACATGTCGAAGAAGACCAAGAACGTGTACGATTACACACTGTGTTAGATCCAAATAATTTAGTTACTGGAATTACTGAACAACCGAAATTAATTTCAGTTTCAGATGATGAAGATGAAGACGAAGTTTCAGATGATGACGAAGTTTCAGATGACGATGACGAAGTTTCAGATGAAGATGATGAAGATGACGAAGATGAAGATTTAGAAGATGAAGTTTCAGATGACGATGAAGACAACGGAGATGATGCAGTTGTAGATTTAGTAGATGTAGTTGATTTAGAAGATGCTGATCTTACTAATATGAAAGAAATACAAAATATTAAATCTATTCATTTAGAAGAACCGATTGATTTAAAATATGTTAGTGAAGACTTTACAAATTTGGATATAGATATAGATCATTCAGATGAAACATTGACAACAGATTTGCAACCAAGTGTTAAAGATTTAGAAGAACCTAACAAAAAACTAGATTATAAAAAAATGTCTCTTACTAAACTCAGAGAAATTGTTGTAGAAAAGGGTATTTTTACAGATGCTTCTAAACTTAAAAAGGGAGATCTATTAAAATTGTTAGGAGATGAATAAAAAATTATAAATTTTATCTAATATTAGTATAATATGAATAGTTCTTCAAATACTTATTATACAGTTATACCAGTAAATCCTCTGGAATCTTCTTGGCAACCAGATGCTGTTATTAATAATAAAATCCATGTTGACTCTGGTATAACTTCTAATTGGAAATACAGGCAATATATTCAAAATAATGCAAATCAAATTATGAAATATAATACAATGGAATATATTTACTCTTCTGGCAATAATCCATATACAATTACAGATAACATAATAAATGATAAAGTGCCTCATAGGTTTTCATCATTATATGACACCAATGTACCAAATTATGAATCCAACAATAGCGATTTAAAACAAGATTTTGTAAAGAAACAACAAATGAGTGCACGAATGATCGCGCCTTCTATAGCAACAAAATATATAGCGTAATAAAATAAAAAGAAATAATATATTATTTATAACAATATTTATAAACAATATACAAATAAATTTGATTGTTATATATAATGAAGATTTTGTCAATAGACGTTGGAATTCGCAACTTATCCTTTTGTTTATTTGAAATTGAAAATAATGATACAAAAATTTTAAAATGGGATAACATTGATCTAACAACGGTTGATGAAAAAAAATGTATAGAAATTGATAAAAATGGTCTATGTGATAAACCTGCAAAATTTATGAAAGATACAAAATGTTACTGTTTAAAACATTCAAAAAAACAAACATTTTTGCATCCAACGCCAGATTTAAAACCTTCATTCATTAACAAACAAAAAATACAGAATTTAATTGAAATTGCAGATAAATATAAAATTAATTATGACAAGCCCACAAAAAAGGTGGCTATTGTATCACAAATTAATGAATTTATTTTAGCAAAATGTTTTATTGCCGTAGAAAAAAATAATGCATCCAAAATGGATTTAGTAACAATTGGACGAAATATTCAACATAAATTTGATGAGATACTTTGTGACCATTTAAAAACAATAAGTACAATTATTATTGAAAACCAAATAGGTCCTATTGCTAATAAAATGAAAACTATTCAAGGTATGTTATCACAATACTTTATAATGAGAAACAACAATATTAAAATAGAATTTATAAGTGCAATTAATAAATTGAAGGATTTTATTCCTACTGTAGAAGAAAAAACAGAAAAAGTAGAAAAGGTAGAAAAGGTAGAAAAGGTAGAAAAGGCAGAAAAAATGGATTATAAACAACGAAAAAAACTAGGAATACAAACTACTTTAAATTATGTTAACAATGATTTTCGATTTAAAGACTGGCTAGACTTCCTACAGAAACATAATAAAAAAGATGATCTATCAGATTGTTTCCTTCAAGGCATGTGGTATATTAAACATAAAATTTAAAAGATCAAACAATTTTAATTAATTTAATTATTAATTAATTAAAATATATATTATAATTCGTAATACTTAAAATTAAATGTTCTTATTTAATCATAATAATGGATAACGATATCATTGATATATCATTGGACTTTGAAAATTTAGATAATGAAGGTGGTTCCTGGAATAATCAAAAAAAAACCAATTTTGGAGGCGGAATTGAACTATTAATGAATGAAAAAAAAATGGACAATTCTGGACCTACTAGTGATATCGATATAGAGGATTTAAATAATTTAGAAGATGAATTAAATAATTTAGCAAGTGAAACATCCAATGCAGGATCTAAATCCGGTTTAGGATCTATGTTTGGTTCCAGTTTTTTTGGCGACGATACCCCATCTGTTAGATTTGACGATACACCTTCTGTCGGAAAAGCAACCACAAATACAGAAAGTGATAGCAAAACATGGGATGGATATGGTAAATTTAACAACATTCCTGTTAATCCCGATCGTTCTGGTATGTCATCACAGCCCAAACTTTCAAAAGATGAATTGCTAAGAGAAAAATTCAAATTTTTAAGAAAGTTAGAAGCTCTTGAAAAGAAGGGAGTTGAACTAACAAAAAAATACAATATGGACTCGGATTTAGCAGAAATGCAAGGCGAATATGAAATGATTATGGAAGAAAAAACTAAACAAAATTCCGTAAAATTTCAAGGAAACATGATGATGGCAATTATTAATGGTATCGAATTTTTAAATAATAAATTCGATCCATTTGATATTAAAATTGACGGATGGGGTGAACAGATTAATGAAAATATTAACGATTATGATGATGTTTTTGGGGAGCTTTATGAAAAATATAAATCCAAGGCTTCTTTAGCACCAGAACTTAAATTATTGTTTCAAT